TGTACTCGTTGACGTCCTTCCGCGCGACGATGTTCGAGGCCATCCAGGCCAGGATCGGGTCGCCGCCATGGTCCAGCGTGCCGGCGACAACGTGGCGCTCAAACGCCTTCATCGGCGGATGAAAGCTCTTCGGGCCCTGAATGAACTCGATCATCGGCGCCCCCTTGGCGATCAGACGGTTGGCCATGTCGCGGGCGTTCCACGGATCGAAACCGAGCGCCCGGATGTCGAAGCGGGTCAGCGCCGACTCCACGTCGGCCTCGATGAACTCGTAATCGGTGACGTTGCCCGGCGTGGCGGTCAGCAGCCCGGCCTCCTGCCAGGTGAGATACGGCACGTTGGCGCGCTCGGTGCGCGGGTTCACGGTCTCCTCGGGCAGGTAATACCGGCACCAGACCTTCAGTCGCCCGTCGACCAGCCAGGTCAGCGCCAGCACGTTGATATCCCAGGTCGCGGCCAGGTCGAGCCCGCCGTAACACGGCACACCCTCCAGCGCCTCCAGATCGACCGCCCCGCCGCAGCGTTTCCAGCGTGGCATCGACAGCCAGCCCTTGGCGGCGCCGACCCACTTGTTCAGCCGTTTGGTGGCGAACTCGTAGAAGCTCTCCGGCGAGATCCGCGCCTCGGCGGCGTAACTGCGCAACTCCTCGATCTGGACGCTGACGCCGAGGTTCGGGTTGGCCTTGATCCAGACCGCCTCGTCGAATTCGTCGTCGCCATCGTCGAGGGTGAAGATGATCCCGAAATAGTGATCGAGCGCGATCACCCCCTCGAGGATCTTGGTCACCACCTTGCGCTGCTCGTAGCAGACGCCCTGGAAGTTCTTGCCGGCGGTCGTGATGTACCAGGACAGCGGGTTCTTGCGGGCACCGCGGGCCGACTTCAGCACGTCGAAAAGAGCGCGGTCCTTATGGGCGTGCAACTCGTCGACGACCGAGCAATGGATGTTTAGCCCGTCCTGGGTCGACGCCTTGGCGTTGATCGGCTGGATCGATCCGTCGTTCTGGTTGCAGACGATCGCATTCGCCATCGCCTCAAGATCGAAGGCGGCCCGCAGGTCCGGGGTCTTCTGCGCCATCTTCTTGGCCACGCCGAACACGATGCGCGCCTGGTCGCCGGTCGTGCCGGCGCATTTCACCTGCGGTCCGACCTCGCCCTCGCAGGTGAGGCAATAGAGCGCGACGCCGGAGGACAGCGGCGACTTGCCGTTCTTGCGCGCGACCTCGATATAGGCGGTGTTGAACCTGCGATGCCCGTCGGAGACCCGCCGCCAGCCGAACACCACGGCCAGGATGAAGATTTCCCAGGGCTCCAGGACCAGGTTGGGCCACTCCCATTCGCCCTCGACATGCGGCAGTTTCTCGATGAAATCGCAGACGTCGCCGGCGTGCCAGTCGTCGAACCGGTACAGCCAGCCCCGCCGGCGCCGCGAGCGCTTCAGATCGTCCAGATGCCGCTTGGCCGCCAGCCTCACCCACCGGCAATGCCTCGCGCCCTTGCGGTCCGCCCAGGCCTCCCGCGCATACTGCTCGGCGATCGCGGCATAGTCCCGGCTATGGCCGCTTTCCATTCCGTCCGAACGGGTTGCCCTTGGCCTCGCCGCCGGACGGCCGCCCGACCGCGCTGGCCGGCGTGTCGTAGAACTCCGCCGCCCACATCCGATGCTCGCGCACCATGGCCGTCGAGGGCATCAGCCCTTTGCTGTAGAGCCCGATCAACCCCGCCTCGACCGCGCAATACTGCGCCAAATTCATCTCAAACCCGGCGATCACCTGCCCGCGATCCCGATACACGGCGACTTTTTCGGCCCAGATCTTCGCCCCCCGCCCTTTCAGCCAAGCCGGCTTGACAAGTTCGGACTCGTCGCTTTTCGCCTCGGTCGACCCCCGCGGCCGGCAAGCCTGCGCCGTGCCCCGCAGCGCCACGATTTCAGCCGATTTCGCCTTCGGTCCACGTCGCGGCATTAATTTTCCTCGCTACATCAAAGCGCACGCGCAAAAGATTCTGTGGCGCATGTTCAGGGCACGATGAGGCCCTGAGGATCGGACGTGCCCTCCCCCGTCGCCGGTCGATGGGCGCCGATCAACAAGAGTTGGCCGCCTGGCCCGTTCGACTTAGCCCCGTTGCATTCGCGGCACGAGCACTGCGTATTGCGATAGCTATGCTCCCCGCCCTTCGACAGCGGAACGATGTGGTCGAGTTCTGGCGCTCTTGGGTGGCAGGTACCGCGCTTCGACTTCAATGTCCTGCGGCGACACAGTTGGCAGCGCCAGCCATCGCGGTCGAATACGATCAACGCATCGACCTCCTCCACCGTGGCGAACCTGATCGCCGCCCTCTGCTGTTGCCTCGTTCTTCTCGCGAAGTGGCGGCGGCGGCAGAGCTTGGCGCAATAAGCGGAACCACTGAGTGGGGTGAACCAAGCGCCGCATTCGTTGCAATGACGGGCGGACCAGCGCTGCCTGTAACGCCTGTAGTAGATCAGCCGATGGCTGGCCCTCTTACACACCTCGCTGCAATAATGCGCCGCGCGGCGTGGCCTATAGAAGCCTTTTCCACAGTGGCGGCATTCGTTGTAGCGCACTGGTGTCGACGGATGGGTCGCCTTGGCCGCAAACGCACAATCGCGCGAGCAATACGTCTGCCCCTCGCCATTGCGGCACTTCACGTCATATCGGCGTCCGCAGCCCTTGCACGTCGCCTTGGCTGGGTGGACCCTTCTGGACCGATTACTGCAAGCCAGACTGCAGAACGCTTGGTGTCCGTTCCGAGGCGTGAACGGCTGGTGACAGTGACCGCATGATTGCTCAGCGCGGTGTATCTTCCGCCGTCCCATGGCCCACCTTTCTGACAGGTGCCATCGGGCGCCAGGAATGAGTTAAAGCCTGGCCCGCCCGAAACCGCCGTCTTCTGTCGCTGTCTTGCGGCTGTGGCAGGATCGACAAAGCGCCTGCCAGTTCTTGCGGTCCCAGAACAGGGTCATATCGCCGCGGTGCGGGATGATGTGATCGACCTGCTGGGACCCTTTGATGATCGGCGGCGTCCGATTGCCGCACTCTCGACACAGCGGGTTCTCACGCAGGAACTGTTTGCTAGCGCGCTGCCAACGGGCGCCATAGCCCATCTGCGCCGTGGTGCCCCGCCGCTTGACGGACGTCTGGCGGCGCTCGGCTGGCGGCGTGCTATGGGCCGGGCGGTGGATGGGTGGGCGCTTGGGCATGACAAAGCCCGCTCGGGGTGGCCGGCGGGCTGCAGGGGCAGTTCTTCAGATTCGGGCGGGACGGTACATTGTGTTGAACACCTTGTCAAATAGGACCGATCACGGCGTTGTCTCTGCCCTGGACTCGTGGGCTGTGACGATAGCCGCTGAGCAAGCGATGGCCAATGTGTGTCCAGCGCCCGAAAACGGTACTCCTTCACCCCATGGAAAGCCGATCAGCGCCTTTGCCAACTCATCATTCCGCCATTCTAGCTTGATCGAATTCGCCCCATGGGCCAAGGCCAGCGATACAGCGTCTTGGAGGTTGGTGGTGTAGTGGGGCTCGGCAGCAGGGTTGTAGTCTTCCCAGACTGGAGTTAATGCCGTGCCCTTTCTATTGACCTGAGTGAACCCTTCACGATCTTTCGTGACTAGGAACTTTGGTATAACTGCAATACCAATCTCCGCATCCAACTCCCGGCTTCCCTCGGTCGCGCTCTGCAGTCGGTCCAATAGGGTCATGACGGCTGAAACCCCATAGCGTATTTGTCCCTCGCACGCTCGACGAATTCGTCATGTTGTGCGGCCTCTTCCGCCCTGATCTTCTCTCCTAAAGCGATAACCTTTTCAGCAGCTCGTCGGTGCTCGTCAGCATAGCAAACTAGGCATGTCCAAGGATCTTTTGTGCAATCGCCGCTGTGCTCAGTTGCCTTCAAGTGCTGCTTGGCATTGGTCGTGTCCAGATCTCCTAGCGTCGTGAGCAGCAGCAGAGCAACCCGTTCGATCTTCTGTTCGTCCGTCATCGCTGCATCTCATCCGAGATCAGCTTTGCAGCGCGGGATCTCCATACATCGCGGCGGTCGTTTTCCAAGTTCTCCCAAGATGAATGATTAGGAAACCCACTGGCGCGCTCGCTACTCTCAAAGACCTGGACCGCCAAGATCTCGCGCAGGAATAGCCGTTGCTCTAATTCGCTCACTCTACCCTCTCCGCTGATCCTATAACGATTACAAGTGCTTGGCAGAGATGTGGCCCTTGGTTGGTCCCTGTGCACTGGGCGTCACCTTGGACATAGCCACTATCCCGCCGATCAAGCTGGGGCCAACCGTCGAAGGCTGGTCTTATGGCCCGCGTTCCCGCGTTGCACATCTCAACCAAACACTCTCATGCGGGCCTGCCACGGTTACCCCTACCGCCTAAGCGGGTTCCTTGGTTTCCTCGATTGTCCTTGTCCAGCCCATATACCAAACGCCGCCCAAAGTCGCAATGTGATCGCTTCCTTTGTCCCGCCAATAAGGGTTGCTGTCCCTTGGCTCGCCAATGCGCTTGGCCATGCTGCCTTCGTTCTTGGCTCGCGTGTATGCGCGGTCTCGGTCTCTGGCGCTCATCGCTCTATTGCCTTCAGCGTTCATGCGGGTTGGGCAATTTCATGCGGGGTAGTCATAGGTCGCCCTCCAGCGCCCCATCGTCAGCTTCGGCTATGCGAGGAATCTCCGGTAGCCGAACCGGCTCGGCATAGGCCCGGTCAATCAACCGCTCGACCATCGCCGTCCGGCCCGGCAGAT